GCACGCCTGGCGCATTGGGCACGTTCGGAAATGGAATATTCGGCATATCAGGTCAACCCGTAATTGGCTTGCGAAGTGAATAGGTAGTCTAGCGACTTGCCCATGTCCTTGGCAATGCCGGGCGCGTCGGTTGCGGCCGAATACACCTTGACTTCACCGATATGCGTTTCAACGCTTCGACTCCCGGCTTGTGGCGCCCCGGCAAGGTTCGCTTGGGCGACCGCACCAGCACCAGCCCCTGCGGCCGCCTGAGAGGCCCCAGGCACGCCCCCAAGCATGGCAAGCGCCAGTTGCCCGCGCTTCGCGGCTTCCCCGGCCTTGTCGGCTGGTCGTTCGTAGTGCGTGGACACGGCCGCGGCGGCTTCCGCTGCCCCGGTGGTCCCGCGCAAAATGTTGCCCGCCTTGCGTTCATTGCCTTGCGTCAATTCGTATTGCATGAAGGCCATTTGTTCTTCAAAGGTTGACCCTTGAATGTCTTTGCCAAAACGCTTCTTGAATTCCGCTTGACGGTCCGGGTGCCATTGCCCAATGCCGTATGCCTTGCCGTTGTCGCCCACAGCGGCGGGATTGAAATTTGATTCGCGGCTGATATTGGCCGCCAAGCCGGCCGCCTGTTCCTTGGACCAGCCTTGCGCCTGAAAATAGGCCATTGCCGCCGCCTGGCCGCTTCCGCCCGTTGCAGCACCCGCGGCGCCGGTTGTCGACGTGCCAGGCGTGGCCGCCGGGGTCGGCACTTCTTCGCCATACTTCTTGCCGTTGCCGCTGATAAATTCGCCGGCCGCAAATTTGGCCCGCTTCCAGTCGCCAGCGAACACGGCGGCCAGCACGTCAGCCGCGGCAATGGCACGGTAAATAATGTCCCCCAAAGCGTCTTTAAGCCAGCGAATCGCATTGCCGGCCAGCTTGAAGCCCGGTTCCCATTTGCCCCAATCAATGAAGCTGTCGCCGCCACGTTTCCACGTTTGATAGTCTTGCCACAGGGCGGCAATTGCGGCCGCCAGCGCCAGCACGGCGACCACAGTCAAGTTAATGGGAATCGTGGCGGCCGCAATGGCGCCAAGACCCACGGCAATGATGGTCAAAAAGGTGTTGACGAATTCTTTGTTTTCCCGACACCAAGCTCCGAATTCAGCGAACACGGCGAAGAGTTTTTCAAGGGCTGGCGTTGCCGCTGACAAAAGTTCACGCCCGAAGGCTTCAAAACTTTGACGGCTGTCGGTCATTGCCAGTTTCAAACGGCTGGATTCTTCGGCTTGCTGTTTGGTGACGGCGCCATATTCTTTTTGGCGCTTAATCATCAATTCGACTTCGGAACGACCCTTCAACAAAAGTTGCATCGTGCCTTGGTCAATGCCCATCATCCGCCCCATGTTGTTGGCGGTGGTGCGGTCCATTTTGCTGAAACGGTCGGCCAGTTCAAGCAACAAATCGTTGACCGGACGGGCCTTGCCTTGCGTGTCGGCCAGGCTCATGCCCAAGGCGGAAAAATAGGGGATAAGGCCGCTTTGCCCGGTAAGCTGCAATTCGGTTTGCGACTTACTGAGCACGTCCATGGTGCCTTGCAAACCTTCGGCGGTCCCGCCGGCAAGTTCAGCCGCATTGGACCAGGCCGAAACCGTGTTTGCACTGTCGCCCAAGTTTTTGGAAAAACGGTCAAGGGCGCCGGACGATTCAATCATTTGTTCCGCAAAGCGTTTGACGGCCATCGTGCCGCCCAACAAAGCCAGGAATTTGACGGCACTTTTGGCGACGGTTTCAAAGCCTTCGGCGCCGTCCTTGCCGGTCTTTTTGAGTTTGGCGCCGGTCTTGTCGGCTTCGCTTCCGGTGTCTTTCAGACCCTTATCGACCTTGGATTTGCCCGCGTTGAATTCCGACGAATCCAAGCCGAGTTTTACAAGCAAACTGTCGATAATTGTCGCCATTTTGGTTATTCCTGCCGTGACAAAGCGTTATTGTAATCGTCCACGGTCACGACTTCCAGCATGTCGTAAACGTCCCGCACCCCGTAAACCGTGTCCAATTCGTGAAGCGTTGCCATCCGCTTGGATAGCAACGTCGCAATAATGGCCGAAAGGTTCAAGTATTCCGCGAACCCTTTTTGCTGGCCGCCGCCGGGGAGCCGCCGGAGATTGAGGGGGCGACGGCCTTCAAAAAACCCGTGTGCAGTTTCCACACTTCCGCACGGAGTTTGACGCGGGTCGCAATTTCTTCAATATCCTCTTCAATCAGATTTCGGATAATGTGGGTTTTGCTGGGGTCCGGCATGATTTGGACGCATTGCCACATTTCGGCAAGCAACGGTTCCGCCACTTCCCATTTGAGCCCGGACAACGCCTTAATGCCCATTTCGGCCATGCCAGCCATGCCCATGCGGTCGAAGCCTTCGGGGAGTTCCACGCCGCCGGCCATCAGTGCCAGGATTGCCCGCATTGCCCACGATTCGGCCTTGCTGGCGGGAAGTTCGGTCAAGACGAAAACTTTGTCTTTGTCCCGACCTTCGTCGGTTACTTTGTAATTCAGGGTTGCGCGTGCCATTTGTGTTACCTCTCCGTAACGTGTGTGATTCCTCTCCTAGATTGGGTGCCCCGGGCGTGCGCTGGGAGAGGGCAACGCGGCCTTGTGGACCTTGCCCGGGGCTAACTGGTGCGCCTTACAGCAAAGAACGGTTCACGCTTTCCCAGGTGATAACGTAGTCCACCGGCTGCAAGACTTTTTGCGCGTCGGGAATCTGTTTGGCGTTCGTGAGAATGCCGCGGGTCAGGGTGAAGGATTCGCCGGTCGAAGGCAACGCAATGGAGCCCGACACATAGAACACTTCGCGGGCCGTCTTCATTGCTTGAATCAGGGCCGTGAAAATGTCCTTGCTAGGGCTGTCCGCTTGCAGCGTGATAGTTTGCTTGACCGGGTTGGGCACAAAGCCCGCGGTCATGCGGCCGTCAACGCCCATTTGCACTTCGGCCAGGTCAATGGCTTCCGTGGTGAAAGCCTTGTCGCTGGCGTAGCCTTGAAGCTGCACAGGGGCCGGGAACAAGCCCGCGACCACAAGGGTAAAAACGCTGTTCGCGCTGGTGATAGTGGTGTCTGCCATGGTGTCCCCCGATTACATAATGTCGATAGAAGCGACGGTGATTTTTTGGACCGCGCCGCCGTCGGTGTACCAAAAATTGATTACCGGCGTGCCACGATTCCCGCGCACTTGGGCGCCCGGGTCAAGGATTTGCAGGTAATAGCCTTGCTGTTCGATTGTGGTCGACACGTCCAGGCCTGCCGCTTGGTTCACTTGCGCCTTTTGCGAAGACGACAAGGTAATGCCCTTGCGAATGCTGCCAAAGGTCAGGCCGGACGCAATCGGGTCAATCATGGCCGCACGAATCAGGTTATAGCCGGATTCGTTGTACGGAATCGACTTGACGCTTGTCAGCAGGGACAGCAACGCCAATTGCAATTGCGAGTTCAAATAGACTTGGTCCACGAAGGTATCAACCCATTTCCACTTGCCCGACATTTGACCGTTGTACAAGAAATTGAACTGGTCATTTGCCGTTGCATAGGAACCGTAGAAGCTGTAACCATTCGCCAGCAGGTTGGCGGCGGTTTGCTGGTCGGTGACGGTCGGAACGAAGCCGCTTTGCGCCTTGAAGGCGGCCGTAATGCGACCATTCAGACGGCTAAAGTCAATCGACGCCACGGAGCCCAGCACGAACGCGGCCAGTTCCTTGGTGTTGTAGACCGGGACCACGCCGTCATAACCCAGCGACTTGGCAACCGCACCAAAGCAAGTTGTCGAACCGTTGACGATAGCTTGCGCGTCGGTGTCCCAGCAAACGTACATGTAACGCTGATTTTGGGCATTCGTCCACACGGCAAAGGCTTCTTTGTCCGCAAGCAACGGTTCCCACATGGTCATAAAGTCGACCCAATTTTGCGTTGCCGCCTTGACCGCATCCATGGCCGTGGCCGGGGTGTCGGCAATGTCGCCTTGGGACAGAATGGCGCCGGTTGCGCTGGTGAACATCAGGCCGGCGGACAGGGTGCCCGTGGCGTAAGTGATAGTCGACGCGGCGCCGGTCGTGGAACTGGTCAGGCTGAAAGTGCTATTGACCGCATTCCACGAACAAGTCGGCTTGCCCGCACCAGTAAAGCCGGCGGTGATTTTGGTCGCCGCGTCGCTGAAACTGGTCGCCGTTGCCAGGCTGATACTGGAAGACGTGAATGCCACACCGTCCACGGTCAGGGTCAGGACGCCGGACAGGGCTTGCAGTTGTGTCAGCGTCATGCCGGCCAGGGAACCGGATTGCAGCCACGCGGCGCGGTCGGCGGCGACGTAGGGCGCAAAGTACAGCGTGCCCGGCTTGATGGTGGAATTGTCAAAGCCCAAAAAGTAAATTTGGGCAATGGCATATTCGGCGGACGAAGCGCCGAAAAAAGCCTTGACCGCGTCGGCACTGGCGAACGAACGCACGGCCATTGTCGGAAGCAAAAGGCTTTGGGAGAGAATGACGCCGTTAAGGGCCAGCGGATTACCGCCGGAACCAACGACGCCGGGATTGACGACAACAATGTCACTGGCCGGGATAGTCATTTGTTCACCTCATAGATAAGTGGTAGTCCGCAAAATTATGGTGCCACAATATCGACCGGAATCACAGCCGTGGGCGTGAGATTGTCGGCAAAATCCTGCGGAACCGTAACAGTTGGATTGTATTGCATGGAAGCCGTCAACGTCCATCGGCTTTCATACTGTTGTTCCCCCGTGAGCAATGGCGATTGAACGCCGTCGGACGTGTAAAGCGGCTTTATGTTCGCGGGGAAATGGGCGAAGCCCCAATGCGACCGAAAGGCGGTTTTGGCCGTCTTGCAGAATTCGCCGGCTTGGGCTCCGTAAAAATCAATTTGCACGTCAATGCGTGACGGGCCGTAAATCGTGGCCGTGCCCAACGCGGGCGCCGGGTCAACGGGCGGTTGATATTCCGTGGCCGGGACCGACAAATCAACTTGCAAAATTTCAGTCAGTACGCAACACGGATTTGACGGCAACGCGACGCGGTTCACCTGGCCGCGGACAATTTGGCCGCCCGGCACAAATGGCGCCATGAATGCCGCAAGGGCTTCAATTACTTGGTCGATTGAAATTGACGCGGTGTACATTATTGGCCTTGTAACACAATGGCGGCTTTGGTCCAATCGGGCCAGCTTTCCAGCACCTTGACCACAAGCCAAGTTTCGGTGTCATTCTTACGTTTGACAATATCGCCGCCCGTGCCGTCGGGGCGAATCACGCCCGCCAATGTTCCGCGCAAATAAATGGCACGAATCACGCCTTGAATATTCAGGCCGTCAAGCTGTTTAATGTCGTCAGCGTCCAAGGCTTGCACCTGGCCGGGGCCGACGACGGGGGCGGCATAGGACGGCACTTGTTTGGCGCCCGCGCCTATGGCATAGCCGGTCGACCGCAACACGGTCACGGTTTCGTTGGGGTTCACGGTGGTAATCACACCGTTTGCAATGCCGCGCAAGTCCATCAGGTTTCCACCTCGTATTTGATGGCGCGTTTCATGTCGCCCGTGTCAATCAGCGGTTTGGCAAAACCCTTTGCCGCAATCGTGCTTTCAGCAAGTGCCGGCGTCGTGAAGTCGTTAATGCTTTCGTCCAGGGCCGCGGCAATGTCTTCGCCCATCATAGCCAAGACGCGGGGGCCGTCGTAGTCGGTCGACTTCGCCAGCTTCGCCATTTTCGGCGCCCATGTGGGGGATTCCTTGGCAATCATTTGCCGAAAGAACGGGCGGGGTGGGCGTCCAATGCCGCCAAATTCGTTCCAATAGGCCACGGCCGCCACGGGGGTGCCATCCGGGTACGTTGCACCGGCCATGAAGCCCACAGACACTTCGCCACCACCCATCTTGCGGGCGATTTCTTCCAGGGCCTTGGCGACCCCGTCAGCGCCTTGCAAGGTATGGTCGGCCATGGTCAATAAACCGTCGGCCGTGCGCGATAGCGGAAACCGCGCAAGCTGGAAGTCGCTTGCCAGAATGCGGCGCCATATTGCGATTGGGTGAACCAAGCGTGCGTGCCTGGCGTGAGATATTCAAACCCGGCCGACACCGAACCTTCGCTTGCGTTCGACGTGCGCCCCACCGGCCGCGGCATACCGTCCGCGCTCAATTTGCCCCCGATGAAGGCAATGTGCGCGGTTAGCATGTTCAAAAGAACCGCCCGGCGTGTGACGTTTTGCACGGGCGAATTGTTCGCGTTGGACAGGTAAAAGCCCGCTTCGTCAAAGCACGATTGCAACGCCGGATTGGCGACGGCTGCAAACTCCGGGTAACGGGCCTTGAAGGCCACCGGGTCAAAGACGACGGCGGGCATGGTTTAGTCCTTGGTCGAAGCGGTCTTGACACCCGCGGCGCGTTCGTCTTTGCCGTCGGTCCGCATACGTTCAAAGCCGGTTTTGCGGTCCTTGAAGTCTTCGGCAATGGCGGCGGCTTCCGTGGCGTTCTTGGCGACGAAAATCGAACCGGCCTTGACGGCGGGAAATTCTTTTTTCACGGCTTCCCATTGCGCCCAAAAGTCGGCGTCGACTTCGGTCGTGGCGTATTCGGCCCCAATGATTTGCGTGGAATTGACGCCCTTCAATTCGACCTTTTGGGCCGCATTCATCGGGTGTTCAAGGGTGATTCCGTGGGGCAATTTGCAACCCACAACGATAACTTTTGCCATGTTCAAACTCTCCAGTTTCGGTTAAAAGCCCAGGGGCCGAAGCCCCCGGGTTCTTGCTTACTGCCTTGCCTTACACACCCAGCATTTGGGCGATAAAGGCGGGGCGGTAAATGATGGTGCCCCAAGTGCCTTGCGACTTCTTTTGCTTGAAGCTGGAAGACATGACAACAATGGGATGCGCCCGCAACTTTTCGGTGAACGCCGTGTCAGCGGTGCGCTGACCTTCGGCTTCGTCCAAAATCAGTTGCACCAGTTCGCCGGAAGCGGTGGAATATTCCGGCGCGGTCTTAATCGTCAGGTTGGGGAAATTCTTTTTCAGAATGTCCGACAC